TGGTTTCAGAATTGGTGAAATGGAACGTGATGTCATGTTGGCTCATGGTATGTCAAGATTCTGTCGTGAACGTTTATACGATGTATCTGATAAATATAGTGTTCATGTTTGTAAAAAATGTGGTATGGTAGCTCCATTCAATGATGGTAATAAAAATCGTATGTATGCCAATGCCGACTTTACTATCCATTTATGTAAAACTTGTAATAATAAGACGGAATTTGCTAAGGTAGAAATACCATATGCGTATAAATTGATGTCTCAAGAATTACAAACAATTAATGTTGTGCCTAGAATCATAACAGAATAGATTGGAAAAATATAAAAATAAAATTGAATAATATAATAGAAACTTTTTTATTGTAAATATATCATACAATGGAAAATGAATTTAGTGAATTAACTATTCAAATCACAAAACAAATATCGAAAATAACAAAAAAAGAGCAAGGTATTTTCATAACACCTAGAACGATAATATCTAAGCTAGTGAATCGAATTGCCCCGTATATTGATACCGACCGTGCCTATAATTTACTTGAACCATCTTGTGGAACTTGTGAAATTGTAAATTTTCTTGATAAAAAATTCGATAATATTTCGATTGATGCTGTTGAACAAAATTCGACTATATTCAATAATATCAACCAATTATCGTTTAAAAATAGAGTGAAACTAATCAACAACGATTTTATTAAATACAAACCATCGAAATCCTATGATTTTATATTTGGAAATCCACCCTATGTGGTTATCGATAAAAACAATATTCCAAACGAATATGCCGAATACATTGTCGGTCGTCCTAATTTATTTGGGTTATTCATTTTACACTCGTTGTCTATGTTAAAAGTCGGTGGCATATTGGCATTTATTATTCCAAAAAGTTTCTTGAATTCTGCTTATTATAGTAAAATACGGAATTTTATGAAAGAGGATGGTACTATTATTGATATCATTGATTTTGAGAAAGATAATAATTTCATTGATACACAACAATCTACTTTTGGTATTATTTTCCAAAAAACCGCTCTTATCGTTCCAGTGGAATGTCCATATTCTATCAAATTTGGTGATAATTTCATGTTTTCAGATAATGCTACGTATTTACGTGAAATAATGAATGGTTCTACGAATTTAAAAGCACTTGGGTTGAAAGTGAAAACTGGAAATATCGTATGGAATCAAAAAAAATCTATATTGACAAGTGATTCTAGTAAAACGTTGTTGTTATATAATTCCAATATCGCCAAAACGAATTCTGTACAATTATTGGAGTTCTCAAATGATGAAAAGAAACAATATATTTCGATGGAAGGTAGTAATGACCCAGTTATCATTGTCAATCGTGGTAATGGAAACGCTGCGTATTCATTAAATTATGCTTATATTGACGGGACTCGTAAATACTTAGCGGAGAATCATTTGAATGTTATTTATTCGGATACTATTCGTGGAGATGAATTGAAAAAACTGTTCGATAAAATTGTTGCTAGTTTTAAAAATCCGAAAACTGACCAATTTATAAAAATGTTTCTTGGCAACAATGGGTTGTCGAAAACTGAATTAGAAACCTTATTTCCAATATTTGTATAAGATTGTATAATATTATATAAAAAAATAGTATGGATTAAAACCATAATATTTTTCTTTTGTTTCTTTTTTTTTTGATTACTTGATTGATTATTTTGTTTGATAAATTTTTATTCCATTTCTACTTTACCGTAATTATTTTCGATGATGCTATCTATAAAACTATATACATTCGCTTCGCATTGACCTCGTTCCGCGTGTGTAAAATAATTAGTATATTCTGCTCCACCTGACTGTTGTATCATGGGTCTTGTATAATAACTCACACCGCGATGATGAACATCGATTGCCTTTAATTTATCATTGTATTCTTTTTCTAATAATCGTTGTTTCGATATCAATTCGTCTATTATTTTTTGTTGTTCCACCGATAAAACATCTTTTCCAACATAAACGGTTGTTGCGTTCACTTTTTTTGAACAAAATACATAGATTAAATTCTGTTTTATGCCACCACTATTATACATTGGAAAATAACCATCTGCTGACTTACATTCAATTCCTAAAAATATATTTTTATTTAATTTTACTAAGAAATCTGGACTATCGTGTGTGCCACATGGTTGTGAAATATATGAATAATCAGGCATCGGCGTAACCAATTCTGTTTCTGGTTTTTCATTTCTAATAGAATAATCGATCCAACTCCATACTTTTTCGGAAGATGGTTTTTCGTTAGTCTTTGGTACCCAATGAGCTAGACCATTATTATCAAATACAGCGGCTACAGCATCCTCATGTTGAGCAAAATTATGAACCGCACCCGATGCCGCAGCGTGGTTTTTATAGTATGGTAGATTTTGAATTTCTTTCATTATTTTAGTCATTGAATTTTTTGTTTCTTCCATTCTAACGAATATATGTTTTATCCGGGTTGATAACAGTCTATTATTGATATTGACAAACAAGTATATTGTCATTGATATCAATTTTTTATGAAAAAACATATTCTATGTTCCTTAATATAAGGACTGTATTTTTTATGGTTTCAGGGTCGATTGTTTTTTTATATAAACCAGGATTATTCAAAATTGACCATATTAATCCCATATCACGCCCTAAATCACCAGATAATGTTATTGTCTTATCTGGAAAATATTGATTTATATTTCTACATCCTAAATAAATGGGTGTAGTAGAACATAATAACGCATTGGTTATTTTCTCAGACGCATAATCGTTTGTTTCACAATTTTCTATACAAATATGAAAATCATAATTTTCATAAGGTTCCAAATCATCGAAATCTCCCTTTAATCTAGCGTCATTTATATTTGTATAATATCTACAACCACGACCGTATATATCAATTGGCAAATTGGTTTTCAAAATTTCTTTTACTAATGTATGTCTGTAATTATTACCAGGTAAAGAATGTTCTCCTATTTTTTCACTTATCATTATAGACATTGACTTATTTTTTATTGGAATATGTTTCAATGGTGTTATATGCCACATATAACTATAGTGTTCAATAAATGGTTCTGGTAATCCATTCTTTTCCCCTATGAAATATTTACTAATATATTTCTTAGCATAATCTACAAACTCTTGTGTCATTCTTAAATGAACCGGTGGTTCAAACGCTAATCCAATTACATTTCTCTTAGGAATATCAGGTTTAATATTTGGCATTGCTTTGTTCATTATAATTACATGTGTATAATCATCTTGGTCTGTAATATAAATCTCTTTGTCTTTACCATAATTTGTCATTTTGTGTACTTCATTAATTCGCTCCATTGCTTCTTTACAATTAGTAGAAGTACAAAAATCGGAAAATACACGTATTCTATAGACCATTATGGTTGTTATAGTTATTATGTGTTATTATTGAATATTATTTTTATATTGATATAAAAATTAACAATTTATAGTAATCAAAAATGAGTAATGAAAAAATGTCCAAAGTAAATGATAACACAGAAATCAATGATATTAGAACACAACCACAATTTAGAGGTATCACATTTTCAAATTTTAAAAAGCCCGACGTTAGAAAACAATTCATAGAAAACATGAAAAAAGGAAAAATAGAACCAGCATGTTATTGGTGTGCTGAACTAGTTTGTGCTGGACATTTCGCAGAAGTATGGGATATTATTCTCCATTATACTGGAAAACACATTCATTTAGGTAATCCAAAAATGGTAATCTATTTAGAAAAACGGTTTGAAATATTCCGAAATATCATCGGTCAAGGACAATATATTTCGGAATTACAATTACGAAATCATCCTACTATTCGCAAATTATTCGCTGAAGTAGTTTCGGTTATCACTCTATCGAACAAAAAACATAGTTTTGAACCAATAAAAATAAATCGTGTAGAAGAATACGATATTACTCAAATGACTGAACGATTAAAAGCACCGAATGTCAAATATGTTGAAGATATATTCAAACCAAAAGACCCAAAAGAATTATTTATTGCTATCAATGAATTCGCATATAATATATCTGCGGACAAACATAATATGTTGAACGCATGTTATTGGATTGAATGGATGGTCGATTTTGAATTGATATGTAAAAAACGTAAAGAACCATGTCATTGTGAACATCGAAATTATGTACCCGTCGATAAAAAATTCCAAAAAGATGTGGTATGGTTAGTATGGGATACGTTATTTCATTATTGTAGTATTTTGAACAACCAATTCATTATTGCTATTATGAAATCGATTCATGAATTATTTTGTATAAAATATACCACCGCTGCCGCTAAAAAACGTAGATATTTGCTTTATTTCGCGGTTGCTCTTTTGACTGAACCAGTAGACAATTCGATAGAACTTATGCCGAATAAACCAATGGTACAATCCGTTGTTGAAAAAATAAATCTAATATACAAACAAATAAAAAAAAACGAACAGAGTCCAAACACGGATTATCTTTTCGCCAATTTAGAAAAAGAAAATGCTTTTGAACAATCTATGCGAAAAATGGAATTAGTCAATTCGATGGATATTTTTAACAATAATACATAATCAAAAAATATTGATATTATTATTTTTTCTAATGGTTCTCTATATATTGAAAATATAAATGGAAATACTTGGAGGAGGATTAATGATTGGAGGAGAAAATGATATTACAAAAAAAACTTTCCTTTCCCATGTATTCTGTACAACTGAAGAGGGAAAAGCAGAAGTTTTCAATGTTTTACAATATGTTCTTATGGCATTAGTTCCAGTTGTTATATTAAACAAATCAATTCAAAGATTCATTCCAGAAGCCGACCCTGACAAGTCCAGTCTAGAACTTTTAGTCGAAATTTTCATACAACTTGTGGTGATTTTCGCTGGAATTATTATTATTCATCGTGTTATTACTTATATTCCTACTTATAGTGGTTTCAAATATGAAAATCTTACTTTGACTAATGTTATTTTAGGATTTTTAATAATTGTATTGAGTATCCAATCTAAATTAGGTATCAAAGTAAATATTTTAGTAGATCGCATCAATGAACTATGGAATGGTTCTAGTGGCAACAAAAAAGAAAATGTGAAACAAGGTGTTCGAGTTAGCCAACCCGTTTCCAGACATGCTCCTAGTCAAGCTGATTATTTAGATAATAATATGGTTCAACAAGGTGCTTTTCCACCAGCACCAGTTGCCACTACTCGTCAAAATAGTGTAATGGAATCATATGACCATATGATGCCTGGACGTGGCGGTGGCGGAAATGACTTCGGCATGATGTCGATGGGTCCTATGGCTGCTAATGGTGTTCTCGGTGGTTCTTTTGGTTCCGCATTCTAGATTTTTCGATTTTGTATTTTTTATTTTATTATATTATATGAAATATAATAAAACAGTTGTATTGATAATTTCGTTTATACCTTTTATTTTGACTATTTTATACTATACATTTAGATATTATTTACGTACAGAATATAAATTGAACGTTAATCACGAAACCTTATTAATTACTATTCTAATTACTAGTTTTTTCTGGGTGTATGGTTTTTATCCGATTTTGAATAAATTTTTTAGTAAAAGAACAAAATAACAATACTAACCAAATACTTCTCGAATTGACCCAATATACCATTCTATTCTCCATTTTTCGTTCTCAAATTCCATTTTTAAAATCGTATTTTGAGAACATATGTTCTCGATGTGTTGTAAAATTTGCTTACATTCTATAGGTTTTTCATAATACATTGAAATAAAATAATCAAATAATATATTCATATACATATTTGGAATAACATAGATATTATGTGACTCGATTTCTCGTAATAGTGTTTTACTACATTCCAACGCTTCTTTATAATATTCAAAATTCAGATAATTTTTCAAAATAAAATAATAAATATAATGAATATTACGAGTAGGTCTTATAAAATTATTCCATATTTGTCCATAATCTCCGTAACTTCGGTGTATATCATCATAGAATTCATCGAGAACTTCCAAATAAAACATTTCTTCTCCATGGCCATAACCATTTTGAGTGGTTTCTATAAAAATCTCTTTTATTCGGTTCAAAATTGACCTTCCAATGGTTTCTCCACATGTAAAAAAACCACCACATACTACCCATTGATATTTACTATAATATTCTCGTTTGTTCTCAGGGTTTTTATATTTTTTATCACAAACATTGAGAACCTGAATATGAAATTTATCTGTGATATTGGATAAAATCCAAGGTAAAATATTCGATTCATAGTTCTCGCATATCTTGATATTATCTTTCCCTAAAAAACTATCTACCCAGCCAAATTTTGTTGTATTGAATGGATTCATATTCATTGTATTCAATACAAAATCGAATTTATTACATGTTATTAAATGTGACTCTGGTGTTGTTCTCGAATCCTTTGATGGGAAATAATGTTCTCGATTTTCTATTACTTTTTCCAAATATTGAAATGACCATAAGCGTTCCTTCTCGATTTCTATAAAAACTGATATATTCATCAAACCATATTGTTCTCGTTGTTTTTTCAATAATGGTATTGTTTTTTTATCTCCATAAATTACCAAATACACAGGGATCGACATCAACATTTGTGTGGAAACTATCGTTTCTTCCAATGTTCTTGTATTCTCATGTTCTCGATATACACAAAAACACCCTGTTGAAAGAGTACAATCAGGTATCATCGATTTATTTATTTATGATAATATATATTTCGAATAATTATAATAAATAAAACTTTTTATATTTTATTATAATGGAAAATATTATTGATAATACTGAGAACATTGAGAACCACCAAGAAAATCAATACCTACAATTAATCAACTATATATTAGAAAAGGGTTCTCTTGAAACCGGCAGAAATGGTGTCATAAAATCGATTTTTGGATATTCTATGAGGTTCTCATTAAAAGATGGAAATTTGCCATTATTAACTACAAAACGTGTTGCGTGGAAAACATGTTTCAATGAACTAATGTGGTTTATTCGCGGTAAAACGGATAATACATTATTAAATGACCAAAATGTCCATATATGGGACGCGAATGCGTCCAGAGAATTTTTGGATAGTCGAGGGTTATATAACAATGAGGTAAACGATTTGGGACCTGTATATGGACATCAATGGAGACATTTTAACGCACCATATACAAATTATCATGATGATTATGAGGGCAAAGGAATTGACCAATTACAAAATATTATCAATGAATTGAAAAGTGATGATGGCAAAACATCCAGACGTTTGATAATGTCCGCTTGGAATCCATGTCAAATAGACAAAATGGCCCTTCCGCCATGTCATATTTTATGTCAATTCAATGTTAGAGATAAAAAATATTTATCATGCGCATTGTATCAACGTAGTGGTGACGTAGGGTTAGGCGTGCCTTTCAATATCGCATCTTATTCTTTCTTAACACATATTCTAGCGAAACATTGTGATTTAGAAGCCGAAGATTTTGTATATTTTTTAGGCAACGCGCATATATACGAGGACCATATTGATACTTTACGCATACAAATTCAAAAACCCCCTTTTCCATTTCCTAAAATTAATATAAAGCAGAAATACAATGATATTAATTATTATAATGTTACTGATATCGAGTGGATTTCTCCATACAAGTCACACGAAAAATTAAAGATGGAAATGACGGCATAAATATATTTACGTTTATAATTATTTAGAGATTTCAATAATTATAATATATTATTGTTTCTTTTATGAGTCAATCAAACGCAGCAGCTATTAAACGTAGAGCAAATCCACCACTGTCGATTCAACAACAACAACAGAGAAGTGTACAGCCAAATCAACAACAACAACAACAACAACAACAACAACAACAACAGAGAAGTGTACAGCCAAATCAACAACAATCACTTGGTTCATCGACTAATATGAATGCCCCAGGACTCACATTACCACAGGTAATTGCCCTAATTGATAGAAGATTAATTAATTTAGAAACATTTGTAAAAGAATCCAAAGAAAATTCAAACCAAGTCAAATTTGAAAATAATATTCAAACACCATTACCAAACACATTACCAGAAAACGCATTTGAACAATTAGTAGAAGAATTCAGTCATCGATTTGAGGTTTTAGCAGAGGAATTGTCAATATTAAAAGATACTGTTCTCAAATTACAAACATATACTATGGACGTCAACAAAGCTTTATTAGAAGAAAGAATTCAAATTTTTTCGGATTTAGGTACAAACCAACAATCTAACGATGAATTGAATATTGATATGGAAAATCTAGAACCGATTGAAATAACAGAAAATGATAATCAACCGAATATTTTTCTCAGTGAGGAAAATGACGAATTGAGAAACTTAGTAAAATCCGGATTTAATGACCTGTAAAATCCAAAAATAAATTAATATTATCAAAAAAATATAAAATTATATTTTAATTACTGTAATAGATAATTAAAATATAGAATGGAAAAAAATAATGAAACGGAATTTATAAATAAATTAACTAATTTACGAAATCAATATTATTCCGATACTGGCAGAAACGTGTTTTTCAAAAATAAACAAAAAATGGAATGTGCTACTACTATTTGTAATTCTATTGGATTAGAACAAATAATAGACAAAACTATTTATTGCATACAAAATTCAAACATAGTGTTTTTTGATTATACCATTTTCAAAATGTATGCTACGCCTGAAAATTATAATCAAATTGTCAGTCATGCGTTATTGATGTGTCGTCATAAAATTTCTGAACATGGTAAATTCGAAATTCATATCAATTTGAATTCATTTACGGTTTCCGCATGTGAACGATACAAAGATATTATTCAAATATTCTGTAATGAATGTCTACGTAGCAATACACGTTATTCTATAAATTTATCAAAATTGATTGTCTATAATTCACCCAATATGATTGATTCAATCTCTAGAATTATTCTTCCTTTTATTGATCCCATTGTGCGTAACAAAATTACTTTGTACAATAAAAATGAAAGTGATTCGCTCCTTTGTAATTTATTCACAAATAGTATTGAATTGACAAATCAGAAAATGGCATCAGCAGTATCAATTTAGATATTTTACACCGTTAATTAATTCCGTTTATAACCATCTTTTGTATAATATTTTATATATAATTTATATAATGAGTAGATTCATTATTAAGTATCCTCGAGTCAAACAACATTTGTCTGCTCCTGGATTACCAACAGAATTAAGAGGACCAAATGAAAGTAAGTATTCTTATTGGTTATACTATCTTATAGAAAGTCTTAAAATTAATGAAAAAGAACTTAACATAAAAGAAAATAATTTTGACGGAGGAGAGATAATTGAACGTTTTTCTGATGAGAGGATAAGAATATATTATAAATTATCAGATTATGATGATAGTAACCATGATAATAACAATGATGTTCATAAAAACAAAAAATTATTGGAACGTTATATAAAATTCTATGGCGTTCGAGATGATTATAATGAAAATAGAAAAATTATAATTGATTATATTCGTGCTGATAATAATGAAAATAATTATGATAATTACAATGAATTATTCAATGAAATTATTAGAATAGTATCTCTTATAAATGAAAAAAAAGAAAACAAAAATAATAAAGTAAGACTATTTATCGACAGAAGCGCTATAAAAAATTATACTGAAGAAAAAAAAAAATGGAAACACCTTAATACATTAGGACAATTCAAACCTACTTTTTTTACAAAATTAGGTTTCAATGACCAACTGGAATGGATACCAGATAAAAATACCAATATAAGTATTTATAATGCTGAAAAAATAGGCAATGCTATTGGACAAAAACTTGTCGGTGATGGTACGCCTACAAATCCCAAAAAAATAATTGATACAGCTGCGGTGAACGAAATTATGGGATATATTGGAGATCCAAAATCATATTCCATATTTCTTAAAGATCTAAAAGATCAAAAAGAAGAATCATCTAAAGATCTAAAAGAAGAATCATCTAAAGATCTAAAAGATCAAAAAGAAGAATCATCAAAACCTATAAAAGGCGGAAAAACTAAAAATCAAAAAAAATCCAGAAAATCCAGAAAGATAAACCGAAGAAACAAAAAATCATTGATATAGAAAAATTGATTATAAATAATATAATAAATATAAAAACGAAATTTATTATACTACAATACAATGAACATCGTAATTAGAAATCAACAAAAATCGGAATGTTTTGCTGGACTATTCCAGCATATAAAACTGTTTTCTGAACATATAAATATTATGTTTGAAAAAGAACGAATGTATATCCAATCTATGGATTCGGCAAGGGTATCCATATTCGAAATATCCATTCCAAACACGTGGTTTGATATATATGAACACAACAAACCAGGTACAATGTTGATCGGTGTCAGTTCTACACTATTATATAAAATTTTGAATACAAGGGATAAAATCCAGGATACGAATATTGTTTTCAATACAGACGATACTGATAAGTTGTTTGTTAATTTTGTATGTGAAAACAAAACCATATTTGACAAACATTTCGAAATTCCATTAATTGATTTAGATACCGATATTCTCGGTATTCCTGAATTTGATAGTCAAGCCGAATTTTCTATACAGTCCGTTACATTTGCCAATATTATATCACAATTGAAACTATTCAGTGATACTATAGAGGTCAATTGTACTGAAGAAAAAATCATTCTTGAATCGAATAGTGTTGAATCCGGTAAAATGACGGTTGATATAAATATTGACGATTTGACATCATTTTCCATAAACGAAGGTGAAACACTACGTCTATCATTTAGTTTAGCTTTATTACATAATATTTGTATGTTCAATAAAATAGCAAAAGATATGGAAATACATCTTACTGATAATTATCCTATGAAAATTATTTATTATCTTGGTGATGAACATACAAAAATCACTTTTTATTTAGCACCAAAAATAAATGATAATGAATAAAATATATAAAAAACAAATATAAAACTAAAATCATGTATTTCAAATATTATCGTATATTTTATGGATATAACACTTATTGTTTTGGCTGTTATAATAATAGTATTCGTTTTTTTATTTTATATTAATCACGTAAATGAAAGAACTAATTAAATAACATTCGTTTGTATATAATACAAAAACATCATATACTATACTATATACTGTTTTGCGGAAAAAATGAATGTTTTAACTACTATATTTATTTTTTTGTTCATATTGTTTTTATATATTCATATTATCCACCAGCTGAAACGTAGTGAAGAATTGGAGATATATGAAATGGATTATTCTACCAATACGAATTTACAAGAGGTATGTGATTTGAAACAGCCGGTTTTGTTTGATTATCAAAGCGTAAATCCGGAATATTTTGAAAATATCAATTATGATACTATTAAAAATATTACGTCAAATGCGGACATCAAGGTAAAAGAAGCGAGCGATTATTTGAAAGAAAACAATCAAATCGACTATGTTATGCTACCTATTCAAAGTTTGATTAATTTGACGCATAGTGATACACATTCTAATTATTTCACAGAGAACAATGATAATTTTGTATCTGATGCTGGTTTATCAAAATATTATCATACTAACGATTCTTATTTGAAACCAACTATGACAGTAATTACCAAATATGATATTAATTTCGGTTCGAAAGGTGTATGTACTCCTCTAAGATATCATACAAATTATCGCCATTTTATACTTGTAAATTCCGGTAAAATAAAAGTAAAAATGACTCCATGGAAAAGTAAAAAATATTTGTATCCTGTGAAAGATTATGAAAATTATGAATTTCGTTCCCCGGTAAATGTATGGAAAACACAGCAAAAATATTTACATGAAATGGATAAGATGCGGTTCTTAGAATTCGATGTCAATGCTGGATATTTATTATATGTTCCTCCATATTGGTGGTATAGTATCAGTTATTCAGGTGATGCAGATACGTTAGTTACTGGAATCACCTATAATTCCATTATGAATTGTGCTATTAATTTACCTCATTGGGGATTGTATTATTTACAACAACATAATATAAAACCTAAAATATCGAAAACGTTACCAATTGTTCATGACACTGTTGATAATAATAATATCGAGAACGATAACGATGGTCAAGTGAATGTTCTATAGTATATATTATATGATTTTATAGTATCATATAATATTGATTATTTTTTATCAATTACTACCTCTTTGAGAACATTTCGAATTATTTTATCTATGTATTTTTCGTGTTCTTGTTCATTTTGACCTCCCATTGAATTCAATGCTATTTTCAAATAATCATCGTTCTCTTTGGTATCTAATATTCTGAAATCCGGATTTTCTTGTTGCCATTTTGGTAAGGTTCTCATGTTTTTACGTGCGACTCTTTGTATTGCTAATTTCAATTTGGCATTTTCGTCGTCATCTTTTTCCCATGAATTTTCATCTTTCACATATACGATTTCTCTTTTTAAATCAGTACAATGTATAGGGCGCATTGTATAATCAAGTTCTCGAAGTCCTCTTAAAAATATACCACTGATTCCTTCTACATAACCTAGTCGGCCTGTTTTTTCTAAGTCTGTTATTTGAACTTGTAATGAATTAATAAAATCAGCAATATTCATAGCGTTTTTACATGTTTCGTTCAAAAAGAATTGTAAATTGAATTGAGTATTGTTTGTAGTATTGTTAATAGTATTGTTTGTAACAGATTGATTCTTAGCCAGTTCTATAATTTGTTTATGATGTTCTGCGTTTTGTTCTAATATTTTGTTTTGTAATTCTTTGTTTTGTTCAATGAGAACATTTTGTATTTCTTTACTTTCTTTTAGTATTTCTATGAACAATTCAGGTGTAACCGTATTTATTGAATTATTACAATGTTCTTGGTTTGTTATAGTACATTTCTTTTTATGATACCATAGGCTACTTTTATTAGAGTATACTTTATTACATTGACTACATTTATGGTCTAGGGTTTTTTGGGGTAATTTCGGTTCAATTTGGTTCAATTCGGCATTTAAAATATGTTTTCGAGTGAGTAGATGTCGTCCATAGTCTTTACGATTGCTCGATACAAATGCGCATTTTTCACAAAAATATATTGGGGTTTTTTGGGGTAAAATTTGTTCTAAATTCATTCTATATATTTGAACCAGAAAAAACCCTTTTTGGTTTTACGCATAAAATTATTTAAAAGTTTATGCAGTCATATTTTCTTGAAAATATCGCGTTTCAAAGCATCTTCGAGCAAAATCACTTTTTTGCAAATTCTTGATCGCCATTTTTGAAAAATGGACATTTTTAAAATGTCCAATTTTGAAAAGTTGACCCTACTTTATTTTGCAAATTTTTATTTTCGAAGAGTAAAACTATGTAAAAATTACATAGTTTTACACAATTTATTTATTTTATTATTCTTTGAAAACAAATTAAAAGTAATTTGTCATGTAATGTATATTAATAAAAAATATGTCAGAAGTATGCGTAATTTGTGATAATAATTTGAATTCAACTATAAGAAAATCAGTTTGTTGCCCATATTGTGAATTTACAGCTTGTCGTAAATGTTGCGAAACATATATACTTGACGGAACTACAAGCAAATGTATGAATCCTCCATGTAATCGTGAATGGACACGTCAGTTCATTGCTAAGTCATTTTCAGATGTATTTCTTAGTAAAAAATTAAAGAAAAAGCGTGAGGAAATACTATTTGATATCGAACGTTCATTGATGCCAGCCACACAACCAATAGTGGAACGATTATTAAGACCTCAAAAGATTGATAATGAAATAAAGGAAATATATCATAAATTAGCAATGTTGGATTTCCAAAATTGCTCTATAAAATACTCTCCCATTGTAAATTTCGTAAGTAATATTCCGAAGCATCTACCAGAATATTGGGTACAGCTAAGAATATGGCAACAACAATTAGAAACAGTGCGTACTAATTGTAATAATATTGAAATAAAAAAATACAACAAACGCGAACTAAAAGAAAAAATAGGACAATTAAGATATAGATTATCTGAACTTCAAAATGAACGTGAAGCATTATATCAGGAATCATTAAATCGTAATCCTTATGGACGGCCACAACCAGAACAGCCGCAAAGACAACGTGCCGAATTTATTCGTGCTTGTCCAGATAATGATTGTCGTGGATTTCTTAGTACCCAATGGAAATGCGGACTATGTGAAAAATGGTCTTGCCCACAATGTCACGAGATAAAAGGTCTTAATCGTGATGTTGAACATGTTTGTAATCCAGAAACAGTAGCTAGTGTTCGATTATTATCAAACGATACAAAACCTTGTCCTAGTTGTCGCGCGGGAATTTTTAGAATATCAGGTTGTAACCATATGTGGTGTACAAAATGTAACACTGGGTTCAATTGGATAACAGGAGCTATTGAACGAGCGGGTTTAAACCCACATTATTATGAATGGGCTCGCCGAAATGGAAATGATGTTCCTAATAATCAAGTAGATAATCCATGCCAACATAACCGACTAAACTATACATTATTTACAACCACACGTAGTTTATTATTGTTTAAACACAATGCGCATCCATTATCAAATAGTTGCGCGGACTTAATAATGCACTTGGTTCAAAATGCTATTCATATAGAAGGAGTTACAATGCATAGATATGCTATTCGAAATCGTGAAGATAGAAATCAAAATTTACGTGTCGATTATATGATGAATAAACTTTCAGAAGAAAATTTTAAATTAATCCTTCAAAGAAATGAAAAAAAACATGAAAAATACAGGGAAATACATAATATCTTTGACCTTTTGAAAACAACAATAACTGATATTATTATTCGGTTTATCGACCACCTCGATAAAAGTCAAGCCGGAAAATGGGATGATAAAATTTTGAATGAAATTGGGTCTATTATCAATTATGCGAATGAATGTTTCAGTGATATCAGTAAAACATACAAATCAAAATGTATCGTAATTACAAATGAATTAGCAATTAGTAGGTGAATTTATTGGTGATTTTTGTAAAACTATCTAATATTTTTAGATAGTTTTACGTGTATATTATAATAAATTAACAACATATCTAAACGACCATTTATTTATTTTTTTCGATTACTACCTCTTTGAGAACATTCCGCATTATTTTTTCTACGTATTTTTCATGCTGGTCATCGGTTTGACCACCCATTGAATTCAATGCTATTTTCAAATAATCATCGTTCTCTTTGGTATCTAATATTCTAAAATTTGGATTTTCTTCTTGCCATTTTGGTAATGTTCTCATGTTTTTTCGCGTGACTCTTTGTATTGCCAATTTTAATTTGGCTTTTTCATCATCGTCCTTTTCCCATGAATTTTCGTCTTTTACATAGACAGTTTCACGTTTCAAATCAGTACAATGTATAGGTCTCATTGTATAATCAAGTTCTCTAAGCCCTCTCAAAAATATTCCACTTATTCCTTCTACATATCCTAGTTTGCCGGTTTTTTCAAGGTCCGCAATTTGTACTTGTAAAGAATTAACAAAATCTGTAATATTCATAGCATCTTTACAAGTTTCATTCAAAAAGAATTGTAAATTGAATTGAGTGTTGTTGGTAGTATTGTTATTATTAGTTGTATTACTAACAGGTTTGCTTGCCAATTCCATTATTTGTTTATGATGTTCTGTGTTTTGTTCTAATAATTTGTTTTGTAATTCCTTGTTTTGTTCGATAAGAATATTTTGTAATTCTTTGTTTTCTTTTACAAATACCATAAATAATTCGGGAGTAAAAGTAGTATTGCTTATTTCATTATTCGAATTGAATGTATTTTGTAAAATATCATTACTAGATAAATTACATTTTTTTTGGTGTTTCCAAAAAGCATTATATGATAGGTATTCCTTATTACAATGAGAACAATTATATTTGGTATCTTTCATTTGACTGTTAACATTTCTTTTATGTTTCTCAGATAACAAATGCTTATCATAACTAGACTTAATATTTATATTATAATTACAATAAGAGCAACTATAATTTGAAACATTTGATGAAACTTTTTCATTGCCTAAAATTGCCAAAGTTGCGTTTTTTAAGACTTTTTGATGTTTTCGAGTGGAATTATGTTTAATAAAATCACTATTATTATACGTTGAATAGTCACACTTTTCACAAAAAAATAATTTTGGTGTTTTTTGAGAAAAATTCATTGCCTAAATTTGTATATTTTAGGCAAGGAAAAAGTTTTGAGAAAAATTCATTGCCTAAAATTGCCAAAGTTTCATTTTAAAGACTTTTTGAAAATTATCAAGCGGTCGTTTCAAAAAAATATTTAATTGGCATACTCATTATGGTTTCATAATTATAATATTTAAAAATGAGAAAAATTCATTGCCTAAATTTTTATATTCAGTCAAGGAAAAAGTTTCGACAAAATCAAACAAAAAAAATTATGCTAACACATTTTGAATCATTTTTTTTGTATTTACAGCATCTCAGAGCAAAATCACTTTTTTGCAAATTCTTGATCGCCATTTTTCAAAAATGGACATTTTTAAAATGTCCAATTTCGAAAAATTGACCCTACTTTATTTTGCAAATTTTTATTTTTCAAAGAGTAAAACTATTTAATAATCAAATAGTTTTACGGAATTTATTTCTTTTCAATTACTACCTCTTTGAGAACATTCCGAAGTATCTTTTCTACATACTTTTCATGCTGGTCATCGGTTTGACCACCCATTGAATTCAATGCTATTTTCAAGTAATCATCATTTTCTTTGGTATCTAATATTCTGAAATCTGGATTTTCTTGTTGCCATCTTGGTAATGTTCTCATGTTTTTACGTGCGACTCGTTGTATTGCTAATTTTAATTTGGCTTTTTCATCATCATCTTTTTCCCATGAATTTTCATCTTTTACATATACGGTTTCACGTTTCAAATCAGTACAATGTATAGGTCGCATTGTATAATCAAGTTCTCGAAGACCCCTCAAAAGTATTCCACTGATTCCTTCTACGTAACCGAGTCGGCCTGTTTTTTCTAAATCGGCTATTTGTACTTGTAAAGAATTCACAAAATCGGTAATATTCATAGCATCTTTACAAGTTTCGTTCAAAAAGAAATTCAGATTGAATTGAGTATTGTTCGTAGTATTATTTGTAATATTATTTACCAAAGAAGTTTGTTTTGTTATTTCAAATAATTTCTGATTTTGTTCCATAACAGTTGTAGTCTGTTCTAACATTGCGTTCTGTAATTCCTTATTTTGTTTTATTAAGTCTAAAATTATATCTTTCGAGAACAATTCTTTTTTTTCTAAATCTGGGTTTGAATCAACATTATTAGAAAATATCTCTGAACAATTTTTTTTTGAATGACGCCATAAACTCATACGATTGTTGAATGTTTTATCACATTTTTTACATTTAAACGCTTGAATAATGCTTTCAGGATTTTTTGTAACACAATTTGTTACATTTTGTGTTACAAATGTTACATGTTTTTTTGTTTTTATATGTTTGGTATAGTCTTTTTTGTTACTCGTATTATAGTTACATAATATACAATTATATTTATTATTTTCTTTTTTAGCAGCGAGGCAATTATAGGACATTTATATAATATTGTTACAAATTTTTCCCCTAAAATATTCCGCAGTAAAATTATTTAAAAATTATGCAGCCGAAATTTTTGAAAAAAATCGATATACAAAGCATCTTCGAGTGAAATCACTTTTTTGCAAATTCTTGATCGCCATTTTTCAAAAATGGACATTTTTAAAATGTCCAAATTCAAAAAGTTGACCCTACTTTATTTTGCAAATTTTTATTTTTCAAAGAGTAAAACTATGTAAAAAAAGATACTTCTACGTATAATTGCTTATTTTTATTTACATTTATAAAATTACAAATTTATTATAAAACTACTTACTAACTTTCTTGACAAGTTTTACTTTTTTATCAGTTCCACCGCCTGCGGTTTTCTCGGCATTACCACTTTGAATACGCTGACGTTTTACTTTATAAACATCATATTCATGTTCGAGAGTTTCCAATTCGCGAACCCACATTTTCTCCACTGAGGTTGCTTTCAATACTGTCAATTCAGTTTCAGTTTCCTGTTTTTCCTTCATAATGTTCGCAACATTTTCTTGAGTGACAGAGTCCATCGGCATCTTGACCAAATATTTGAAATCACCATCAATACTAGCATAATTCATTGTTGTCAACATTTCGGTTACTTGAACGGCGGATTTACGACGCAAATCAATTGTGCCAGATAAGTTGTCTTGAATATATCGTGCTCGGTTTGATAATTTTACTAATTTGCGTTCCATATCTGCGACTTGATGTTCTTTTCGTTTTTGATATAATTTAATACGTACTCCATAAAAGTCATCTATAATCTCTTCCACACTATTATATTTATGTAATTTGAATTCGGAATTAAACATATGCATATTGGTATTACTAATTGTAGTGAATAATTTCAATAGTTTTTCAACACCATTACAACCATTCGCATCAACCGCTGCTTCTAGTTCATCCAATTTGCCCTTTGGAAATACAACTGTGAAATCCACATTTACCTCTGTACAAATCGAGGTAAAATCTTTGATTGCTGGCGGGATTTTCTTACCGTTTTTATCAACAGTAGCACCATCCATCAATGATTCTAAAAATGATGTATAAGGCATAGTCCAAGTACCGACAGGTAATTCAGTAATTTGGATTTTGTCTTCGCCAATCTTTTTGTATAAACCTTTTATCAAATATTTCTGTTCCTCTAATTTACGAATGATGCCACGGAACCCTTCATAATATGGAATAAACTCGATATTACTAGTAGCCTGATTTTGTAATTTCAATTTTAAATACTCAATAAGTTGTTTTGGATTATATGGAGCGATTTTAGATGAAAATCCAGTACCAATACCAGAAATTCCATTGACAAGAGCAAATGGAATGATAGGAACATAATACTCTGGTTCTACAATACTACCATCATCATCTAAATAATTCAATACAGCATCATCCATTTCTGGAAATAATGAACGAGTCAGTGAGTTCAATTGTGTGAAAATATATCTTTCAGACGCACTATCCTCGCCACCTGCTAACCTAGTGCCAAATTGTCCATTTGGTTCCAACAAATTAATATTATTAGAGCCAACGAAATTCTGCGCCATATTCACAATAGCGCCATTCAAACTGGCTTCACCATGGTGATACGCACTATGTTCCGAGACATAACCAGAAAATTGTGCGACTTTAATTTCACTAGTAAGCTTACGTTTGAAAGCTGAAAATAATATTTTACGAAGAGAAATCTTAAGACCATCCACCATATTTGGAATAGAACGAGCACAATCATATGTACTGAAATGAATCATCTCTTGATTAATGAATTGTTCATAATATACATTTGGCTGGTTAGTATCCAAATACGAATTTTTATCATATTGTTCGAGCCAATCTTTACGGTCATCTGTACGTTTTTTATTGAAAATTTTATCAATAGTATCATCACTAGTTGGAGTATAGACAAAATCGACGATTTTCTTATTCGCGAAATATTCTTTGAATTCTGCGGATGTAGAAGTACCAAGACCCTTAAAATATTTGATATTCCATCCGGTAGGTCCATTTGGTCCAAACGAATCTTTCCATTTCAAATATTCGCCCTCATTATAGAATAGTTTAGTTTGAGCACCTTTTTTTGCGCGCAAAATAGGAGTATTCATAAAAGATAAGAATCCCGGAATTTTGACAAGGGACGCCCATTCACTATGAAACAGATTGATACAAAGACCCTTGATATGACTACCATCTAAATCCTGGTCGGTCATGAACATGATTTTGCCATAACGTAAGTTTTGTTGTACATCATGAATCGTCGAATACGTTTTACCAGTTTCCAAACCTAATATTTTCTTCAAGTCGCTGATTTCTTTGTTTTCAGCGATTTTCTTCATTTGTTCACCGCGTACATTCAATAACTTCCCTTTCAAAGGATAAATACCAATTGTATTACGGTCATTACTAGATAATCCAGAGACAATACCAGACATAGCACTAAGCCCCTCACATAGAATCAAAATACAATCTTTCGATTGATTTGTACCACTGAAATTCGCATCAATAAAATTGGCAATGCCGCGAATCGTTTTAGTCTTAGAACCATCGGTTTTCTTCGCCAGTTTATTTTCTTTGGCCTCAGTCAACGAACATGCTACATCCATAACACCCATTTTCGCCAATTTTTCGATGAAATTATCAGAAACTGTACATGTTGAACCGAATTTAGCGGATGGTGTATTCATGAAATCTTTGGTTTGACTATCGAAGGCTGGATTTTCGATATCACATCGTAAAAACAAAACGAGCTGTTCTTTGATAGCGGCTGAATTGACTTTTACTTTTTTCTTTTTCTCGATATAATCACATAGTTTTCTTACGATTTGACCGATAATATAATCGATATGTTTGCCACCTTTGAAAGTACAAATGCCATTTACAAAAGATACTTGAATGAATTCATGTGTAGGAGAAAGTCCAACCGCATATTCCCAACGGTCATCACTTTGTTCATAAACACGTTTGGATTCTTCTTTAGTACCCAAATACAAATCGATATATTGTTGGAAATTTTTGACAGGGATAACATTTGCGTTATATCCAATTTTTACTTTTTTGATAGAGTGGTCAGTAACAGCACCGATATCATATACACGTTTTTTCAATAACGAAAGCATATCACTAGTGAGACCATGGATACCAAGACGTCTATAATCCGGTTTGAAAGTAACCCTAGTATAAGGTTTCGATGCGGTAGACCCAGTGACTTTTGTGATAACAGGCGGACAGATTTCATCTAAATTACGCTTGAATTCTTGTACATATTTCAGTCCGCGAATATGGTCAACAGTTTCGACTTTACCATATTCAGACCAAATCAAAACCAATTTGAAACCAAAACCATTTTTTCCACCAACGATTTTTTTTTCGGTTTTATCGTAGTTAGTGGATGTACGTAGATGACCAAAAATCATTTCAGGAATCCAAATATCATATTCAGGATGTTTAGCGATATCAATACCGTTTCCATCATTGGACATAACGATAGTTCCATCATCAGAAATCGATGTATCGATATAGGTTACGAATTTTTTTTCAACATTATTGGATTGAATCATACGTATAACATGGTCACGGCAATTCACAATACCCTCATCAAATAATTTGTATAATCCAGGAATATATTCAATATCACGTAATACGATACGATTGGTAGCATCATCATATACCCACATAGTAGAATCGACATTTTCGATGGAACCAATATAGGTATCCGGATTATCCAAAATATGTTGTTTATCAGTTTTACGTTGATATTGTTGTGCTAATTTAGCATCATTGGAAACACTTGTGGTAATTGATTTTGACATTTTAGTAATAATATTAAAAATACGGCGTTATACTTATATCAATTTTCTCATAATTTAGAATCAATTTTTTGTTATTATAAAAATACCCGTTATTATATATTATCATGCCATCAAAACAAAGTATGTTTGACATAATAAAGTATTGTAAAGATAAACAGGCGTGTGCGAAGGTAGATTATTTGAAAAAGGCGACAGGTGGTAATGACCCAAATATTCCAAAAGCCATGCGTTATGCCCAATATGTACAAAACGCCGCGCCAAAAACAATAATTACAAACAAATAATATACAAGAATACCCAGACGTAAGAATACCATCAATAAGAATATTTAGTAAAAATAGTTTTTTTCTATGTAGATTATATATTTAAATAATATGACTGAACACGAAGTTACCATAGGCTCAAGAGCACAAGTTTATCATGGAAAAGCACACCATACCCAAGGTGGTCTTACAAAGAAAAATCTTATGATGAATAAATGGGGACGTATTGTTTCACGTAAGAAGCATATGATTGCTAAGAAAGAAAAGCGTCTAGAAAAGGCAGGATATTTCACAAAAAAAGGAAAATTCGGTTGTATAAAAAGAGTAAGTCGCAAAAGTAGAGGTAGTCGTAAAGCAAATAAATAAACAAATAAAACCCACTAATAATAATAATCTATAAATGATATTTTATTTGTATATTTATATACAAATGAAAAGACCAGTAAGAAATCCAAAAACAGGAACCTATACAATAAAAGATATAGAATACAAAGAATTATTTGGTTCAAGAGAACAAGTCTGGAATGGAACCGCATACAAAACAACCGGAGGTTTGCCAAAAGACCAATTGATTATGAATAAGTGGGGAAGAATAGTTTCCCTTAAGAAAAACACTACTGCGAAAAAGGAAAAAAGATTAGAAAAACATGGTTATTTTGCTGATAAAGGTAAATTTGGTTATGTGAAAAAAGGCACTAGAAAATCGAAGTCGAAATCAAAATCAAAGTCAAAGACCCCAGAACCTGAATCAAAATCTCCAGATGAAAACAAAACCGTCGAACAAAATATAGAAAAAGAATCGTCACTAGAAACAAAACCAGTAGATGAGACAGGGGTCGTTGAACGCTTATTCAAAAGTATGCCGGAAACCGCAGCCAAAACAAAAAATCAACGAAACATGAAAACGGTTTAGAAAAATATTATAAAAAATATATTTAAATGTAAACGGTTAAATATATTAAATAAGCAAAAAATGTTTTATTCCGGGGATATAGAATCACAACTTAAAATGTTGTCAGGAAATATTCTCAATATGATTATATTTGATAAATTTAAAACAGGAACACCGTTAATAGACGCGTTTGTAACAACGATGTTATTAACAGGA